AACTTGAGCAAAGCATGACGATTGATTACGCTCAACAGCAGGCACTTAAAGAAACGGTAAACTATATTGTAGTTGGCGCACTTGGTGGAAAAGGCAGTGAAGCGTATAGAGAAATCAGTAAGAAAGTATTTTCGGAGTGTAATAGAGATATACAGAGATACTTCCATGTAAATTCAAGAAACAACGTGCCAAAGAAACGCTTTGATGATGCGATTGAGTATGTACAGCATTGGCAACCGTGTACCAATACTCAAATTGCAATCAAGGAGCATAATTCGCAAATGCGATTTGCATAAAGAAAGGGGAATCATTATGAAAAAATACGAATTTACAGGAGAAACAAAAACAGTGCCGCTTCTTTTTGGAGATGTAACACTGCACAGAATTCAGGCTATCACTAGTTTTGCAAATGTGGTAGCAGGGGAACTTGGCGGCTGGATTGAGAAAGAAGAAAATTTAAGTCACGTTGGCAATGCTTGGGTTAGTGGAAATGCGCAGGTTTATGGAAATGCTCAGGTTAGTGATGATGCTTGGGTTAGTGAAAATGCTCAGGTTAGTGATGATACTCAGGTTTATGGAAGTGCTTGGGTTAGTGGAAATGCGCAGGTTTATGGAAATGCTCGGGTTTATGGAAATGCTCGGGTTAGTGGTGATGCCGAGGTCTTTTCTACAAGACATGTATTAGTAATTGGTGCTATTGGTAGCCGGGATGCTTTTACAACATTCTATCGTGACAAAGACAATGAAATCACAGTCAAGTGTGGCTGTTTTTCTGGCAAGATTGATAAGTTTCTTGAAAAAGTAGCGCAAACGCACGGCGATTCAAAATATGCTCAAGTATATAAGAAAGCTGTAGAACTTGCAAAACTGCAAATTCTCACTGACTAATTAAAAAAGTCCCTCAGAAGCGGCAGCTTCAAAAGGGACGCACAAAAAAACTTTACATTTATGTATTTTAACAGATACACAGAGGAAAAACAATGAAAAAAATGAGTAATAAGAAAAAAAGAGATATTTCAGAAACTGCTATGGGGCTGTGGACAGGTATCTGCTTTGGCGGCTGGTTGTGTAATGTTATCGAGTGCAAAGACACAGAAGCATTATTGTGTGCTGTGGCTTGGATTGTAGGACCGGCAGTAATTTTCTTCCTTGCTGGTTTATGGCAGGTAAGAAAGAAAAATAAAGCAAAGAAGCAGGCGGAGAAGTTTATTGAGAACTGGGCAAAATTTAAAATCGAGGAGGACAAGGCATCATGAGCAAGGTGGAAATAGAGTTTACTGTATTAGAGGAGTTAATTAGAGACTCAGAGAAAGTCAGAGTCTTAAACAGCTTGTTAGACAATTCAAGAGAGTGCGGAGAGGAGAAAATAGCACTGGACGTACTTAGTGCAGTGCTTGGTGTAGAAACGAGAGAACCGTTGACAGTAGATAAAGTTGTAGAGCTGTTTGAAGAGAAATGGAAAGAGGGTTGAGAGGATGCCAGTTACATATTTAAGTAAAGAGCAACAACGTGCCGCTCAGGTAAGACGGTGCTTAGGTGGTGCAATCTGTGCAAACGGAAGCTATAAAAAAGACTTAGCTAAAAATGCAGGTATGAAGTATCACACATTCTTAAAACGTCTGAATGAACCGGAAACATGCACACTTAGCGAACTGTGGACAATTTTGGATGCGTTGAACGTTCCGGAAGAGGAAAGAAGCAAGATGTTAATTTAGGAGGAAAGAAAACATGA